AGCTAATCGCTACACCCAAAAAAATTATAGACTTATTAACAAAGAGCTATAGCACTAATTCCTACACATCGGGAGGTGGCACCGCAAGCGAAAAAGAAATTAAAACCATGTTGGCCCACATCCCTAGTGACATAACCTATGAACAGTGGGTTCAATGCGGTATGGCGGTGCATTATGAAACCGGCGGCAATGGCTTTGATCTATGGGACACATGGTCAAGCAATGGAGAAAAGTATAACCAAAAAGAAATGTACCAAAAATGGAACACTTTTGGCAAAACCTCAACGCCGGTCACTATCGGCACCCTAATACACTTAGCAGAGCAGAACGGCTACGAACAACCCGTAACGTTTGAACCAGACTATCATAATGACGAAGTGCCGACAGTCGTTGATAGCATTACAAAAACAAAAGTTGATCTTCTTAAGCCGCCAGGTTTGGCTGGCGATATATGCAGGCTAATGGAAGGCACCGCATACCGACAAATACCTGACCTATACCCGATAGCAGCGCTGCACATTATGAGCCTGTGCGCCCCAGGGTCTTACACGAAATTTACAAAAAGACTAAACCTGTTAACCCTTGGAATAGCATTGAGCGCGGCGGGCAAAGAGGGGCCGCAAGACACTGTACGTACACTATCTGCAAAAAACGCCCTCGGTAAGTCGGTTTATGGTGGCGTGGGGTCTTTTAAAGAGTTTATTTTAAACCTAGTAGAATCCGACGGGGTGACACTGTATGCTGTAGATGAAGTTCATAGTCTTTTTGCGAGCATGAAGAGCAAGAATGCTAATACCTATGAGTCAAAAATGGAGGCGGAGATCTTAACAATGAGCTCTACGTCACTCTACACTTTCCGGGGCGCTGAAAAGCGTGAGTTTGCTGAAAAGATAAACAACAATATCGCACGCCTAAACAAACGAATAGATATGGGCGAGGACAATCTGCAAGATCAGGTTGACACACTAAACAAAAGGCTTGGTTACATCGAAAGCGGTTTCCCCAATCCGCATTTTAGCCTGATGGGCCACTCTACTCCGGACAATATAGACGGGCTTATCAACCAGCAAAACATAGGCAGCGGCTTGCTTGGCCGTATGCTTGTTGTACGCTGTAACGAGTACAGGGCAAAGCTTGACCTTGATAATATGATGCCGCAAGATCAGGTTGACAGGCTTGAGGAGGATATTGTTTTTAGTTTGAGAATGATAAAAGGTCACGAGGGGGAAATGCCAATAACGCCAGAGGCCAAGAAAACCCTTGACGAATGCTTGGAATACTACGAAGATGACGATCAGAGGAACCATCCAGCTATCGGCGCATTGTATGCCAGGTGCTATGAACAAGTTTTAAAGGTGTCGGCGATCCTAGCTTTAGGATGCAGAGAAGTTAAAAAAGAGCATGTAGACTATGCTTTTGCTCTTGTCGAAAGCTCTATTGCTGACATCACGTATCTGCTTGGTAAGAATAATTTAGAAAATGGCGGCCACAGCATAAGACGATCCGACGTTCAAAATAATGCTAAAGAGACGGTTATTAGGAATTGCAAAGGTCAAGGTAAGCCGCTGTCTGTAATAAAACAAATATTAATGAGACCTAAAGCCTTTAGGTCGTTAGCGGGCGAAGCAGAAAAGCAAGGGAAAGACATTATTCAAGAATTAATAGATAAGATGGTAGCCGATGGCGATTTGATTCTTAATGAAAGCAACAACAAAAAAAGATACAGGTCAGAAAAATAAACTTTTACTTTTAACAAATGTATCGCTAATATAACCAAAACAAACAGAGGGTAACAAAATGAAAGCTGAAGAATTAAAAGAGATTTTAAGGCTGCATAAGTTATGGCTTAAGGATAAATCTGATGGATGTCGTGCAAACCTAAGCCATGCAAACCTAAGCGATGCAAACCTAATCGGTGCAAACCTACGCTATGCAAACCTAATCGGTGCAAACCTAAGCCATGCAAACCTATACTGGGCAAGCCTACGCGGTGCAGACCTAATCGGTGCAGACCTAAGCGGCGCATACCTAAGCGGTGCAGACCTAAGCGATGCAATCCTAATCCATGCAAGCCTAAGCGATGCAAACCTAAGCTATGCAAACCTAATCGGTGCAAACCTAAGCCATGCAAACCTAAGCGATGCAAACCTAAGCGGTGCAAACCTAATCGGTGCAAACCTACGCTATGCAAACCTAATCGGTGCAAACCTAATCGGTGCAAACCTACGCTATGCAAACCTAATCGGTGCAAACCTACGCGGTGCAGACCTACGCGGTGCAGACCTAAGCTATGCGCTAGGTAATATGAAGCAAATAAAAACAATATCTTTAGAGGCTTATCATATTAATTACACGAAAGATGTTATTCAGATAGGTTGTGAAAATCACAGTATAGAAGATTGGAAAAACTTTAGCGACGAAAGAGTATCAGAAATGGACGGAGAAGAAGCGCTAACTTTTTGGAGAAAATACAAGGATTTCATATTTTCTGCTATAGAGTTAAGCCCGGCTGAGGCCTAATATAACCAAAACAAACAGAGGGTAATAAAGTGAAAGCTGAAGAATTAAAAGAGGTTTTAAGGCTGCATAAGTTATGGCTCGCTGATGATTTCGGAGGGGCGCGTGCAAACTTAAGCAGTGCAAGCTTAATCGGTGCAGACTTAAGCGGTGCACACTTATGCAGTGCAAACTTAAGCGATGCAAACTTAAGTGGTGCAAACTTAAGAGATGCAAACTTCTGCGGTGCAAACCTAAGCGGTGCAAGCTTAAACTATGCAAACTTAAGAGATGCAAACTTCTGCGGTGCAGACTTAAGCAGTGCAAGCTTAAACTATGCAAACTTAAGCGGGGCAGACTTAAGCGGTGCAAACCTAAGCGGTGCAAGCTTAAACTATGCAAACTTAAACTATGCAAACTTATACGATGCACTAGGAAATATGAAGCAAATAAAAACAATATATTTAGAGGCTTATCATATTAATTACACGAAAGATGTTATTCAGATAGGTTGTGAAAATCACAGCATAGAAGATTGGATAAGCTTTGATGATAAAAGAATATTAGAAATGGATGGAAAAACGGCATTAACTTTTTGGAGAGAATATAAAGATTTTATTTTTACAACTATAGAGTTAATTCCAGCAGAGTCATAAATAACAAAAACCAGAGGGTAATAGAAATGAGCATATTAGAAACAATAAGCAAGCCAGCCGGTAGGCCCGCAATAATCACATTGCTAGGCGACGCCGGTTTAGGCAAAACATCAACGGCAGCAACTTTTCCTAAGTCTATTTTTATCAGGGCTGAGGACGGGTTACAGTCTGTTCCTACTGACAGAATGCCTGACGCTTTTCCGATTATTGAAACCGTAGATAATTTATGGGATCAATTAAAATCATTAATACGTGAGGAGCACGATTATAAAACAGTTGTTATTGATTCGGTTACGGCTCTTGAGCGCTTGTTCATACAGCACATTGTAGATACAGACGACAAAAAGCCGAAGAGCATCAACCAAGCTTTGGGAGGATACGGTGCAGGGCTTGGAGCGGTTGCTACACTTCATCAGCGAGTAAGGAAAGCTTGCGGTTACCTTAATGAAAAGAAAGGTATGAATATAGTTTTTATTGCCCATGCCGACACAGAAACTATGGACCTCCCAGATCAGGAGCCGTATACTCGCTACACTATGAGGTTAGGCAAGAAAAGCCAAGCGCCATACACGGACGATAGTGACGTAGTAGGGTTTTTAAAACTAAAAATGTTTACCAAGGGCGACGACGGAAAGAAAAAAGCAATAAGTAACGGCGACCGTGTTATAGACTGCACGGCCTCTGCAGCAAACGTATCTAAAAACAGATATGGTATAAAAGAATTATTGCCGCTTGAAGAGGGTGTTAACCCTTTCACCGGTATCATTAAATCATTAAACTAAACTAAAAAAGGTAGAATAATTATGAGTAATTTTTGGGATATGTCAGACGGTGAAACCGTCAGCAACGACGGCAATTTTGAAATGGGCGGCGGTAATTTTGAGCCAATCCCCGACGGAACTACTGTTAACGCAATCTGTACGGATGCGCAGTGGTATACATACGAGGATACACCGGAGGTAATTTCTTTAAGTTGGGAAGTTTTGGAGGGGGATTTTAAAAGCCGTAAAATTTTTCAAAAATTAAAGGTTAACGAGAGCGACCCTAAGAAGTCAGACAAAGCCAAGAAAATGCTGGCGGCTATTGATGCGAACGCTGGCGGTCAACTGTTTAAGCTTGGCAAAAAGCCGGAGGATATTGACCTAGCCACTTGCTTAGCTAATAAGTCTATGTTATTAAAGCTTGGCGTTTGGGATATGAATGATAAAAAAGGTAATTGGGTTATGGCAGTCGCGCCATCTGGTACGCCGGTTAAGCAGCCGGTTGCGGCTAAAAAGCCTGATAGTTTTGATGATGATATTCCGTTCTGATAATAATAATAACCTTGCCGCTTCGGCGGCTTTTTAATTTATGGGTGATGAGATGATTAAACAAGGCACAGAAGAATGGCACAAACAGCGTGTAGGCATGATAACCGGCTCGCGTGTTGGAGCAATACTAGGGCTTAACCCCTGGTCTAGCCGTGACGATGTTATGCGCGAAATGGTGCGAGAGTATCACGGCGCTGAAAAAGAATTTATCGGCAATGTGGCCACGGCCCACGGAAAAGTAAACGAACCCAATGCTATATTTGAGCTAGAAATTGAACATGAAATAGAGGTGGAGGAAACCGGTTTCCATGTTCATCCTGATTACCCTTGGTTAGGGGCTAGTCCAGATGGGCTTATAGATGAAGACGCTGTAGCGGAGGTAAAATGTCCATACGGCTTGCGTAATGAAAAAAGACCAACGTTCAAAACACCAATAGAGCAGCTGCACTATCTAGCGCAAATGCAAATTGAAATGGCTTGCACAGGAAGGGATAAATGCTATTTCTATCAGTGGAATCAATATGCAAATAATCTAGAAATGGTTTATTTTGATAAGGAATGGATGAACGAAACCATACCTAAGTTACACGATTTTTATTTAGAGTATTTAGAGGCAATAAAAAACCCCGGCGAATACATTGAGGGTTTAGTTCAACTGATACCCGAGAGCGTACACGCCGATAATTACATTGCGGCCAAGGAAAAGCTAGAAGAGGCAAAGGCGGATTTAGAAGAGGCTAAGGAGCAGCTGATAAAACTGGCTAACGGTAAAAAATCAAAAATAGGAGATTTATTGGTTTACCCCATTGAAAAGAAGGGGTCAGTCAGTTATGCTAAAGCTATAAAGGATTTAGCGCCAGACGCAGACCTGAGCGGCTATACCGGAAAACCTTCTACCTCGTGGGGAATAAAATGATAGAAATGATGATAATGATAATTAAGATATGGATTATAATGTCGTTTGCAGGTATTGCTGGAGCTTTTTCCATTTTTATCTTGTATAAAATCGCGGAGCTTCTTGGGTTATGAAACTAAGAGACTACCAACAAGAAGCCGTAGAAGCCGCGCAAGCGGAGCTTTCACAATGTTATGAGCCGTGCTTGATCGAGGCCGCCACAGGCTGCCACAGAAAAGGGACGCTGTTTATAATGAGCAACGGCAGCTTTAAGGCTGCAGAGGATGTTTGCGTTGGCGACAAACTGCTAAACCCTGCAGGCGGCTTTAATGAGGTTATGAGCCTATGCCGTGGGTTTGATTCTATGTATAAGGTGACCCCAACTAAGGGCGATTCCTTTTATTGCAACGGAGGTCACATACTACACTTAGAAAAGACTCCTACAGGAAAGAAAAATTTTACTACCGGGTCTATTAATCTAACTGTTAACGAATATTTGAATAAGAATAAGACTTTCAAACACACTCACAAGATAAAAAGGAATGATCTCCAGATAGAGTTTGATGTAGAGCCTAAGCCGCTACCAATCCCTGCTTACATGTTAGGTCTGTTTTTGGGCGATGGGCATATCGGTAGCGCTGTCGGAATAACAACAGAAGACAAAGAGATAGTAAGCTCTATATATAAATACGCAGAAGAGGTGGGGCTTAATGTTGTCCCTCACTTTAACGACAGCAAAACGTGCCCGTCTTATAATTTTAGTCTTCCTAAGGGTGTTCAGACCAGGGGGAAAGGCAAGCTACAGAACATTTTTAGGGCGATGGGGTTATGGAAAAAAAAATCTGGAAATAAGTTTATCCCCAGCGAATATAAAACAGCGCAGCCTGAGGACAGGTTAAAACTTTTGGCAGGTTTAATTGATTCAGACGGTAGTTTATCTTCGGGATGCTTTGATTATCTATCAAAATCTGAAACATTAAGCAATGACGTTGCTTTTATTTGCAGAAGTTTAGGCCTATCTTCTAATGTAACCAAGTGTAGAAAATCATGCAAAGGATTTTCAGGTGTATATTATAGAGTCTGTATAAGCGGAGACTGTCACATAATACCGACCAAACTGCCAAGGAAAAAGTGCGGAATTAGGAATCAAAAGAAGAGGAACTCTGTAACAGGGTTTAAAATAGAAAAGGTTTCCGATTGCGAGCCCTATTACGGGGTTCGTATAACTGGCAACCATCTTTATTTTTTGCATGATTTCACGATAACCCATAACAGCGGAAAATCACACATAATCGCAGCTGTAGCCCACTGGCTTCACCAAAAATCAGGTAAAAAAATACTGTGCCTTGCACCATCCGCTGAACTTGTCGAGCAAAATCACGAAAAGTATTTGCAGCTAGGCGAGAAGGCAAGCATATACAGCGCGAGCATACAGAAAAGCTTGCGTCATGATGTTGTATTTGGTACGCCAATAACTGTGTTAAATTCTATTTGTCGATTTAGGGATAAGTTTGCGGCTGTCATTGTTGACGAAGCGCATGGAATAACCCCGACAATAAAAACAATAATTGAAGAGCTGAAATCAAAACATAAAAACCTAAGGGTGCTAGGCTTGACTGCTACACCGTATAGAATGGGTACAGGATATATTTATCAGTACGACGAAACCGGTAAGCCAGTGCCTGAAACGCAAACACACGAGCCGTATTTTAACAAGCTTGTATACAGCGTCGATGCGCCCTATTTAATATCAAAAGGTTTTTTAAACCCGCCGGTCTCTGAATGCACAAACACGCACTACGACACAAGCAAGCTAGAAATAGGTAATGACGGCAAATACACGCCCGAGAGCGTCGAGGGCGCGTTTGTTGGAAAGGGTAGGCTAACGGCTGATATAGTCGCGGACGTTGTAGAGCGCTGCAAAAAACGCCATTGCGTGATGCTGTTTGCAAGCACAGTACAGCACGCTAATGAAATCATGGAAAGCTTGCCGAAGGAACTGTCCAGAATAGTGACAGGCGAGACTAAAAATAAAATACGAAAGCAAATAATAAAAGACTCTCGCGAGGGTAAAGTTAAATACTTGGTTAGCGTTGGCGCACTAACAACTGGCGTTGATATACCTAGGGTGGATGCGATCGCAATACTCAGAGCTACAGAGTCTGCAAGCTTGTTACAGCAAATAGCGGGCCGTGGCGCTAGATTGTGTCCAGAGATAGGAAAAACAGATTTTCTATTTTTAGATTATGCTGAGAACATAGAGCGCCATTGCCCAGACGGTGATATATTTAACCCTGAGATTAAAGCGTCATATCAATCAAGAGGAGAGCATCTAGTTAGCGCGCGTTGCCCTGATTGCGGTACTGTTAACGAGTTCGGTGGGCGCGAAAACAAAGAAGGTTTTCAGGTAACCGAGGAAGGTTATTTTTGTGACCTAACCGGAGAGCCCATCGTTGTTGATAAAAAACCAATGCCCGCGCACTACGGTCGCAGATGTTATGGACAAACAGTTACACACGGCATTGTTGAGCGTTGTAATTATAGATGGTCGAGTAAAGAGTGCCTAGATTGCGGTCATCATAATGATATAGCTGCGAGATATTGTGAGCAATGCAAATCAGAATTGATTGACCCCAACGAAAAATTAGTAATTGAACACAAGAAATTAAAGAAAGATCCCTATAGCTTAACGACTGACAAAGTGTTATCGTGGGATTGTGTTGAACATATGAGTGCGGCGGGTAATAAGACGATGAAAGTAACATATACCACTGAGTATCGCACGTTTAGCGCGTGGTATATGGAGCGCAAGAAATCCCTGTGGATTGATTTGTGCTTAGCTGTATACGGTAAACCATGCCCTGATATCAGCACTTTCTTAAAGTACGTCAATAGTCATGGCAGGATGCCGCTAACAGTTACCGTTAGGCGCGAACAGGATTCAAAGTTTTTTACGGTGTTCGGACATAATAGAGAAGAGGATTTGGCAGATAATGAGGGTCAGTTTAACGAAAAACACAAGCCCGTTATAAATTCAGATGGGGTCATTTTTAACAGCCTAAAAGAAGCTGCCGAATACATTAAAAAATTAGGGTTAACTTCATGTGAAAACGCCTCACCGACCATAGGAGCTTGCGCAAGGGGTGATATTGTTAGCGCTTACGGTTTTAATTGGTCTTATAATATTTGCGTAAAGCCAGAGCGGCAAATAAAAAAAAATACATCAAGCAGAAACAGGCAGGTCATAAATAGCGATGGTGACATTTTTTCATCTATTCCAGATGCAGCTATTTTTATTAAGGCCACTGGAAAAAGTGGCGCAAGCTTAGAAAGTATAGGCAAGGCTGTATGGAACGCCATACATGGGAAAAGAACAGAAGCTTATGGTTTAGGGTGGTCTCACGATATAGAAAATATACCAATTGGGCCAGTGGCCGAAAGGCCATTTAAGGGCAGTGATGGAAATACATATAAAAGTATAGATGAGGCTGCGATTTTTTTGACAGAAAGCGGACTAATTAGTGGTAAGATTAGCGCTAGGTCAAGCGTTTCCTCTTGCCTTAAAGGAAAAAGCGGAGCGGTGGGCGGGATTAAATTTACGTACGACTTAGATCATATGTTTGATGACACAAGAATAGTTAACAGTAATGGTGATATTTTTGACAATATTGAGGATTGTGTCAGATGGATTTCTGAAAGAAAAAGCGGAGATATAAACGGTCAATTAGTAAGAAATTGCATAAACGGAAAGGCTAAATCGGCTTACGGCTTCGCTTTTTCTTATCTGCGCGACGGAGTTCCGGTCGATGCGTATTGCGTAAAAAAAGTAATAAACGATAAGGGGTTTGTTTTTAATTCTACCCGAGATGCTGCCAGGTATGTAATAGAGGTTGATAAGTCATCTAATGCAAGTGAAAAAGCGGTAGGGGAAAAAATAAGATGCACCGCCGCTGGATCTCAAAAAACAGCATACGGCTACAAATGGGAGTACGTAGATTAGATGAAATTCCCACCGGAAATTAAAGTATACGGCGATCTATCATTCAGGGGTAAATGCCCTCATGAGTCAGCCGACCAAATAACATTTTTTAATGTTGTCCGAAAAACATACCCAAAAATCGGAATTATAGCAACGCACATACGCAACGAAGGTAAGCGCTCATATAGTCAAGCGGCTAGACAAAAAGCGGAGGGTATGACTAAGGGCGCATCGGACGTGATCATCCCTGGAAACCCTTCTTTCGTTTGTGAGATAAAAAGGCTTGACCACACGAAGTCTAAATGGCAAGATGGGCAACAAGAATACTTAGTAGCAGCGCAAGAAAATGGTTCTTTTGTTTGTGTTGCCCTTGGCTATGAGGCGGCTTTGGAGGCGTTAGAAGAATGGTTAAAATTATGAAGATATTAATTGCGTGCGAAGAAAGCCAAACTGTATGCAAGGCGTTTAGAGAAAAGGGTCACGAAGCATATAGTTGCGATACGGAAGAGTGTAGCGGTGGCCGCCCAGAGTGGCATCTGCAAGGCGACGTAAACCGCTGGTTAGACTCGGATTGGGATATGATAATAGCGCACCCCCCATGCACTTATTTGACAAACTCTGGCGTTTGCTGGCTCACTGGAAAAAACAAAAAACCCGAGCGATGGGCGCAGCTAGAAGAAGGTGCCGCATTCTTTAAATTATTTTTAGACCACCCGTGTGAAAAGATAGCCATTGAGAATCCGATAATGCACAAATACGCTATAGATCGCATAGGAAGGAAGCATGATCAAATTGTTCAGCCCTATATGTTTGGTCATACAGAAAGCAAGGCCACCTGTTTTTGGTTTAGGGGATTACCTCCATTAATAGAAGCCGATAACGTAAAAGATAAAATGTTGAAATTACCAAAGAGGGAGCAGCAAAGACTGCACTATTTGCCACCTAGCAAAGACAGGGCGAAGTTAAGGAGTAAAACATACACCGGCATAGCTAAAGCTATGGCGGAGCAGTGGGGCTAGAATGGATCACCACCCGCATGACGAACAGTGGATAAAAGAACAAATGCAGCGGATACGCCCAAAGTGGCGAGCGCGAGCATCCGAACTATATAAAGAAAAGTTTATAAATGTTTACGCGATAGATAAGGACGAGTCGCTAGCAAGAATAGAAGCTAATACACTTTTAAGGTCGTTAGTAGATAAAAGCATAAAGGTATCATTATAAATAACAAAATAGTACTTTAACTTACCGGTGCGTTAGGCTACTATTACATAAAACAAGGGGTTAATAAAATGCAAGAAAGTTACGAAACCACGGAGCGCATTGATCGCATTGAGCAAGAATCGAGAAGGTTATCTAGGAAGATTCTAAAAATTGAAAAAAGGCTTTCTCTTTTTGATAAGCACGAAACAGAAAAGCACCTCAATGAGCAACTTGAGATAGCAAAAGACATTAAAAATAAGTTTTCTTTGATGTATACAAAAATAACTGTTCTTGAATCTGTTCGTTATTATTTAAAGCATGATGATAGGCTTTTTAGATGCTCTAATAATATTATAAAAGCCTTCGATGAAGATAAAAAGTTCTGGAGCAACATAGATGAAATGACACTGGAGGAGGTTTCAGAAGTTTTTTATACGTTGTACCCGCAATGATTGACTCACACAAGCCCTGCCTTGGCTGTAATAACGGAACTATGCACAGAGTAGATAATATCAGAGAAGGCGTTATACGCGGCTATTGGTGCCCAAAATGCAACAATTGGGAAACGCTAGATGTGCCACTGCGAGGAAAGAAAAAAGAATTAAAAGGTAAGTCGTTATGAGTATTTTGAAAATAGACATGCTGCCAGCCGGATACACTGGAAAAGTAAGAACTCACACGTATGATAATGTGGACCGATGGGATTATTTTTTAGATGGCGAGTTTGTAGAGATAGTGCAGGGCAACAAGTTAACGCATATTCCCGTTATTCGCATCGATAGAATTATACAGGTTGATACAAAAGTTTTGAATATGGTGAAGTGATATGAGCCCAAAACCGAAGAACCCCATCAGAGACGATCTGTATTGTCCATCTTGCGGCTATCAAGGCATGAGGCAGAAGTGTGACCTAGCGCAAAGCGGCCGTAAGCGTTACGTCTGCATGTCCTGCAAGTCTAGAACAACAAAACCATCCTATTCGGAGGTTCAAGTTTTACCTAAGTTCCGTGTGTCAAAAATAAGAAAAGCTAGACGGTTTATAATCACTTCCGCTGTAAACGATACCGGAATAGTCGAGGAGGCCCACAAAACTTTTATAAAATGGGCTGAAGAAAACAACGCCGAATACTTAATAATACCAGGCGTTTATAAAAATCCCGACTTAATGAATCAAGGCATAACAAATAATTTTAAATGGCCAGAGGAGATACTCCCATATCTATGCAATGCTGATACCAAGCTAGGCGATAACATAATTATAAAAGGTGAGACAAGGATACAATACACCGCCGTCAACCCTTTGTGTGGGCTTAATCACGCCGGAGGCATGGACAGCGAAATATATGGACACCCGCAGATAGCGGCTGAACCAGTGGCCACACCGAGAGGGGTAGACCCAAAGTATCTAATGACAAGTGGAACCATATCCAAGCCAAACTATGGGGACAGTTTAAAAGCAAGAAAGGCAGAGTTCCACCACTCTATAAGCGCGCTTATAGTCGAGGTTGAGGGTAAGAATTATTGGTCTAGAAATATTCACTTTGACGGTTCCGGCGCTTATGATCTTGACAAATATTACTCTCCTAATAGTGTAGAGCATTCAAAAAATGTAGCTGCCATAGTGTACGGTGATACCCATATTAGAGCGCTTACCAAAAAGACTGAGTCTCTACTAGATTCCTCAGCAAGCTTGCTAAACCCCAAAAAAGAAGTTTTTCACGACCTTCATGATCACGCCATAGGTAGTCATCACAAGAAAGGAAAGACAATAACACTACTCCATCAATCTATACATAAGCAAACAGATTTAAGGACCGAGTTAATGCAGGCGGTAGACTTTCTTGACAAGCGTCCAGGGTGCTATCTTGTCGACTCTAACCACCATCGGCACCTAGACCAGTGGTTTGAAAGATATAAACCAAATGGTGACGACATTGTTAATCTAGAACTCTATTTTGAGCTAGGTGAACTATTAAATAAAAGCATAAAAAATGGTGGAACCACTGATTTATTTAGGTTATTCTGTGAAAAATATTGCACAGCTATAAATATTAACTTTATAACACCAAACGATAACTTTGAAATAGAAGGAATTAACTGCTCACAGCATGGTGATAGAGGGCCAAACGGTTCAAGAGGAAGCGCGGCGGGGTTTGCTAAGACGGGTGCCAAGACCATGATAGGACATTCTCACTCGTGGCGTATTATCAAGGGAGCTTATCAGGTAGGGGCTTCTGTCGAAAATTTGGAGTACGAAAGCGGGTTTTCTACGAATAGTATTGCTAGCGGAATTATTTATAATAACGGTAAGCGTGCAATATTTACTATTAAAAATAATAGGCTATCGCCTATGATGAGGGTAAAATGAAACAATCAAAAATAGAATCTTTAATAGAAAGCCTGCTTAATATTGCCGTTGGATACGGGGTAGCGCTTGCAGCTCAAATGCTTATTTTTCCGCTATTTGATATACACGTATCACACCATGATCACATGGCCATCGGAGGTCTTTTTACAATAGTATCTTTGATAAGGTCATACATAATAAGGCGCTTATTTAACAACGGTATTTATAATAAATTTAAAGAGGTTTTTGACAAATGAAAATATTAGTGCTTGGAGCCGGAAGGCATGGCAAAGATACCGCTGCCCATTTTATTGCAGGTTTAACAGGGTTAGAGTTTACGAGTTCAAGCTTATTTGCTTGCGAGAAGGCGGTGTATCCACACATGGAATATAACAGCGTAAGAGAGTGCTATAGAGACAGGCACAACCACAGGCAGTTATGGTACAATTTAATAAAGGATTACAACAAAACTGATAGATCCAGACTTTGCATGGAGCTTTTAATTGAGTACGACATTTACGTAGGTATGCGCGACGATGAAGAGTACGAGGCCAGCAAACACTTGTTCGATCACATATTCTGGGTTGACGCAAGCGGAAGAAAGCCGAAAGATGAGACGATGAAAATAGAATATGACGAACATAAAATGACTCTTATAGACAATAATTCTTCAGTTATAGAGTTATTTGAGGAAGTGGTTTGTGAGCTAAACCTTATCTTTAATCTTTGATTTCTGTCTTATACGCCACTGAGACAAACAAAAAGTTGCCACTGTTACCAGAGCGCCCACAAGGGCGCACATAGCAACAATGCCGGAACTGTTTTCGTTCCAAAACTGCAAAGAAAAAATAGACGCAACGCCAGGCGTTACGGCTATCGTTGCGCTTATTTTTGAAACCGTTGTTGACACTTGTTCAATCTTATCTTGCATTAAGGTCGCTCTATAAGAATTCTAAACGAAATACGAACAGTTCCAGACCATCCTACTGCTGTATTAAGCCTTAGTTGTTTAGCGCCCGGCACCGACTCAGGATAATCAGACCCAAACAATAGGCTATTAGTTGCTATTTTTGACTCGCCGCCATGTGCGACAACATCCGACAAAAACGAGGTATCTGTACCGCTGACCCCGTATCTTATGTTGCTTAAGTTTGCTAGATCTCCCGCTGTTACAACGAGATCTGTGACTATGCCAGTGGCTAAAGGTATTATGTAGGCTGGATCATTTGCGGGCACGGTTACTTCAAAAGATTGATACCCCTGGTTAAGGTAAATTGTCCCATCGGCAAGCTGAATTGACTTTGCGCCACGAATACTAAAAGCTTTTGAGCTATCAACATTTACTATTTTGTCGGTTAATATTGTTGAGTTTTCTGATTCTTTATAAAACGCCGTTGAACCACAGTTGATCGCTTCGCCAACTTTTAACGTGCTGTTACCTCGAATATTAATACCATCTGTGCCTATACCTTTAAATATAAGAGTTCCGATTTCCATATCGCCCCAAGATTCTTGGTAGACAACGTCGTTATCACTTTCCCCCGAGACTACGCCTATAACTGCGTTTTTGTTGCCCCATCCCGCGACGATCCGGCCATTTGATCCCGCTGTACTTACTCGACGGCGGCCCAAAACGGCGGCGCAATACGGGTTTAATGATTCACGCGGCTCATACAGCGTAATGTCACCATCATCCGCCGCTGAAATTACACCTATTTTTGTGTTTGCTGTTTTTACAGTGTAAACGCCAATATCACCATCGAGGGTCGCTGTGGCGTCTTGCACCAATGTGACGTTACCCACTTCGGTATTGTCATTAAAAAGAACGAACGTCTCGACAACCGGCGCCTTTTCGCCGGATCCGAACGCTTCCGGCAGGGGTGGGGAGAACTCAACGACCGATCCTGTAACATCTTCCACGCGAGCGAAATGCCTGACTTTTTCTTCATTCACGTCATAAATATCGTCACCGCATCGGATTAAAAACATATCCCCCTCAACTGCGTCAAAGCCAGCAACGGTCAATGTATTTTGTCCTACCGTTAGTGCTTGGGCACTTAACGAAAACTGTGTTTTTAGTTCGCTTCTTATTGATAAAAATCTATGCTGGTTATCGCCTTGATGCTTGATTTTAAAGCTGCCTGGCATGTTCACATTGCCGAGCAGATCTAATGTCGTTGCAGTTTCATAAGTGAATCCAAGGGGTGTTATTATATCACCACCACCCACCATTAACTGATCTCGCATAGCTTCCCAGCGTGTAAAGCACTCAACAGAATCTAAAATTCCCGCCTGATAAGGCGTCATACTTCCATCAATATCTAAAACCGCTGCATAGTCAGTGCCCCCGGCTAACCAGTGGTGAACAATATCATCAACAACGATGCTTCTTGCCGTCACTTCAGCAGCCGCTAAAACTGTGTATTCTCCACCACCACTCGGGTAAACATCCCCCATTGTGGCCTCGTCATAATAAGATTTTGTTCTTATAATTTCTTTATTGTCTGAGTACGTTAGAGCCAAAGGCGCATCCATTGCGGCCATATCAGAGACATTATCGAAAGGATGGTCTTTTGCGTCGACTCGCTCAGCATACCAGTCAACATTTATAACAATAATCGAGTCGCCGTTATCGCTCAAGCCATGTGCCGCGCTGTTGCGCACTGCAAAAATTCCCGGTAGATTGGCCGGTGTCGACACTATAACTTGTCCGTTAAAAATTGTTGTGACATCTAACGCACGTATATCGTCAAAATCTTCGGCTAAAATAACGCCGCTTATTATCATCCAGCTTGCAGATAGTGCGGACGGGGTATTGCCTATATTTGTAGCCGCAATGGATTTATAAATTTGCCCCTGATAGTTTACGACTGAGCCTATAAAATACTCCTGGGACGCGTCATACTCAGCCACACCAGCTTGATGCAAGTAAGCTAGAAGCTGCCCATGAGTAAACCCAAGCGCATTAAAGTCTTGCTTGTTTGGGGCGTCGTTGACACCTGTGATCTCCCACCCAAGTTGAAAATCAGCGTTGATATTGTCGTCTAGCGCGTCGCTTTGAATAACGTCGTTGAATACAGTGCGGTTGGTGCCGGTTGCTGTTGAGCCAAACGCTGGCAAGTTGCCCGTATATCGTGTAATCTTAGCCATTTATAAAAATACCTTGTTAGCCATAAATCCGCCTGGTTCAGCGGCTAAATCGAATTTGTTTGCAAAACCCAAGCTGTTAGGGTTATCGGCGAAACCGAATGTTTCGCCGGGGGAGCCTTGTATTATTTGATTATATCGCACACCCTGAGGTTTAGGCAAAAGACCAAGCTCAATAATTGCGCGAAGTGTGTCAATTCTAAATGTGGGTGACACGTACAGTGTGAGCGACATATCCTTATTATCTACAACGTAAGCATTGCCATCAAAAACTTGGTTTATAACGTCTTGTATGCTGGCTTTTTCATCAGATACCATGAAAGCCGAGCCAGCGTTGCGGCTTATCTTTGCTTTTATAAAAAAGCGGTAGTCGTTATCGTTTAGTTCCAGCGTTGTATAAGGAGGCTCGAACTTGTCGCGCATAGGCTCAACCCCTGCGACGGGTGAAAACCTATCTTCAAAACCGGTAGAGTTGACGTTATCATCAAAGCCAAAATATAACTTATCTACAACATAAGGAATGCTACGACGAACACCGACAACGCGACCAAGAATGTCTAACCTGTCGCCGGTTGCAAAATCAACATCGAACGCCTCGGTAAAGCTGTCTAACCACTCAAAAATACG